GGGGGTCACGCGAGGTAAGATTAGCATGACTGCTGACATTATCCGGCAGCATGTAGGAATGACTACAAATGTTGCAGACATTTCAAAGGCTAAGTTCAAAGGCTACGTGATGAAGTGGCTTGATGCAAAGGTAGAAAAGGATATGAAGCGGAAGGAGACAGAATGACCAAGCTTAACAAGGTGCGTAGATTTGTATTAGATATGTCTGTTAACGGTTTGATAAATTGGGTTGTAGATGAACTTTTATCATGGCCTGATGATCAACTTGAAGAACTTTTAAATAAGGATATGAAGCGATGAAACATTACGGACCAAATCCATGGGAAAACAGAGCTAGGGAGGCCGAATACAAGGTGAGAGGCTTGAAGACACGCCTAGAGGATAAGAAGAACCAGATATCCCGAATGCGAGGAACAGAGAGAAGGTGCATGGCTGAGATGATGGAGCTAGATAGCTTTTACATTGAGCGAGTACGCCTGCTGCATAAACGCATCGATGATCTTTTCGTTAAGCTTAAAGAGGCAGACACAATCAACGAAGAGCTGGTGATAAAACAAGCCTCGCTCCAGGGTAAGATAGATACACTTGAGAATGAGAAAGAGGATGAAGCATGACATGCCTAAAACTTCTTGAAAGACATAAGGATGATACCCTGCTGGGTTGGGACAGCATTAACATCATTGAGTGGAGTGACGACTTTACTACGGCTGTTGCAGTATGCTTCGACATTGAGAAAGGTGTGAAGTACGAGAAGCACTTGGCTTACTTGGATGATGAAATGATTTGGCAAGACTTAGCAATGCACTATGAGGTGGTGTCGTATGGATGAGGTTGAACATTACACAGTGAATGACAGATACGAGGTTAAGATTTTTATTGACCCCGATCCTGAAAGCCCACGAGAGTGGGACAACATAGGAACCATTGCCACTTGGCATAGAAGATATTCTTTAGGAGATGAGCAACCAAACTTAGATCCTGAAGAGTTCAAAGAACAGGTTCTTAATAAGCCAGGGGTGGCTTGGCTACCTGTTTATATGTATGACCACAGTGGGCTTTGTCTAAGAACAACTCCCTTCTCATGCCAGTGGGACAGTGGCCAACTTGGATTCATCTATGTAGATATGAATGAGTCCAAGGAGTTTGAAACAGAGGAGGAGTATCTAAGATTTCTAAAATTAGAAATTGAAATGTACTCTCAGTTTATTGAAGGGAGTGTATATGGTTACACCCTGGAAGAGAAAGGAGAGGAGCTACATTCTTGCTGGGGCTTTTATGGAATGAACCATCTGAAGTCTGACGTTAAAGACCACCTTGTTTACTTTGAACAGAAGAGAAGAGAAGAGGAGAACTAAATGGAAGTGGGATATAAAAATAAAGAAGGGTTCGTATTCAGAGTCTTCTCTTCTATGTATGTAGACTGGGGTTTAGAAATCGTAGGGCCAAACGGTGAGACAGTTATGTATTCACCATCATGTTTATCTAATGAGTCCTATGGTTTTAAACCCGCACCTGCTTACGATGATTGGGAAAGCGCAGAAGAGGCTTTTAATAAAGGAGATTTAAAAGCATTCGTGGCGTGGGATGATGACGATTGGAAGAGTTGTCTAGCCGGGGAGGCTGATGATTTAATAGACTGTTATTTAATTAATGGGGGGCAACTAAATGATTAAGATTGGAGACAAGGTATCTTACCGTAGCTGCTTCGGAGGTGGCCCAATCCTTGAAGATGTTATTACTCGCATTGAATTGTGTGAGCAGGAGCGTGGCAAGTACGGCACACCTGTACCAGCAGCCAGATTAGAATCAAAACAATTCCTGGTGATTGGTTTCGACGGGGCCTGGGCTTACGGTAGCCAGATTGTAGAGGTACTTTAATTTACCTTAACCTATAGACAAGAGAGATAAGCTATGATAGATAAAGACATAGCATTAGGATCCAACCTTCAAGCGTTGGTAATGGTAATTGAGAACTTAAGAGAGTTTCTTTCTGATGATGAGATCAGAAGAGCGTTAGAGTTAATCTTAAAGGAGAATGATAATGAGTAATTATTGGGAACAATTTGATGATGGTCGTAACCCTTCTGCTGATTACGATGAGTGCGCTTATGAGGATGAAAGTGGCGATGATTACAGTGAAGAGAATGAAGCACGTATTGCTCGTCACAATGAGAACAACCCTGATACACGTAGATTTACATCTAAAGGTGTAGATTCTGTGGACCCTCATGAGGAGGCAGAGAAGCAACGAGCCGATGAGCTTGATAACCTTCGGGATAATGCTGATTCTGACGAAGATGAATATGATGATGATGAAATGACTGAAGCTGATATGCACGCTTCTATGTGGCAACCCGGACAGTAGGGTAGATTTACCTACACCTATAATATAAACTCTCTATAAGGGGGAACAATATGAGTTCATATAAAGTAGAGCGAGCACGTAAAGTATTTCAAAACCTTGGTTCACCATCCGGTGAAGCGACCAGACTAGCACATGTAGCTGAACAGGCATGGTCACTTTGCATCAGGATGAACTCAGGTAAACTAGAAGAGGCACCAATCAATATGTCACTTCGAGACTTGGCTGCTATCTATGGGGCTTCTAACCAGTCCGATGGTAGCACCTATGACTTCAGGACCAAGGGCGAGATTGAAGAAGAAAAATTGCCAGTGTCTGAAGAAGTCTTAGATTATATTAAGCAACAAGGGTGGGCTGAATGACCAACCAACTACCCTTGTTCTTTTGGATAGTATTCACAATATTCATGTCCGGCTTCTTGGGATACCGGACAGCATCGCTAATAGATTTTAGTAACCTGTTCACGTTTCATAATGCAGTGAGTTATTCTATCGGACTGATTATGTCCTTAATATCTTCCGCATTTATGGCCTGGGTAGTGCATACTTTCTTTAGCAGTAAATAAATTTTTATCAAAACTTATAGCGTACAGCTATATACAAAGGAGAAATTATGGGTAATGATTTCTGTGCAACACCTTATGATACTTGTAAACCTTTTTTCTTTTTCGAGGACTTGGAGTCCCTTGAAAAGAAAATGAAGCAACATGACGTAGAAGAAGTTGAACTAAGCTACCAGGGATCTGAAGATAACCACTTAGCTTTGTTTGAACATTGCGATGTTACTCCAGCTAACTTTGAAGAGTATGTAGAATACATTGATAACTTGTCATACCCTTCTGAGATAGTAGCATTACTCTACTTGTTAGAGAATCTGGGATACACACTGGAAGACGCCAAAGGAAAACTAGAAGACGTTTGTGTATATCCCGGTACAGCTAGTGACTATGCATATGAATTAATTGATGATTGCTATGACCTAAAAAAGATGATGGGTAGCTTAGCGAATTACTTTGACTACGATTCTTTCACCAGGGATCTGAAAATAGGTGGTGATGTTTGCGAAGTTGAGTTCGCAAATGAGACTTTTACTATTACAAATGCAAACGGCATTTAAGGAGAACACAATGGCAGCAGCAGTAGAAACAATGATGTATGTAGGCGATGTACCTTGGCACGGAGAGGGTGTCTACGTCGGAGATCAAGACGTACACTCCAAGCAAGCCTTGGAAGCTTCAGGTCTTGAGTGGGAAGTGGAGAAGCGTATCATGTACGCTCACACCGAACCCGGTGAAGAAGCAATTCAAATCCCTGACCAACGTGCAGTTGTTCGTCCAACGGACAACTCAGTTCTTGGGGTAGTAGGTAAGAACTACAACCTTCTACAGAATACAGAAGCCTTTGAGTTCATGGACTCTTTGGTTGATGAAGGTCTTATGCGTTACCACACTGCGGGTTCTCTTCGGGGTGGTAAAAAGATTTGGGTGCTTGGTAAGATTGGCCAGTTCGAGGCATTGCCTGGAGACTTGGTTGATAAGTACATCCTACTTTACAACTCCCATGATGGGTCAGGAGCGTTGCGATGTTTGCCAACTACCGTTCGTGTAGTCTGTGCTAACACCGTAGCTGTTGCACTAAACAAAGGGAGGGGCCAGGGTATCTCGGTGCGCCACACTCGGAACATGCGTAATCGTATGGAAGAGGCACGGAATATCTTCGGACTTGCAAACCAGCAACTTGATAATGTCGTAGACTTTTCTAAGGCATTAGCTCAGACGCAGATGACCAATGATAATTGGGATACATTTGCTAACACCTTGATTCCAGATCCCAAGGAGGGGAACAAGAAGCGTGCTGAGAATGCACGAGAGAAACTTCAAAACCTCTACCTCATGGGGCGTGGTCAAGACCTTCCAGGTGTACGCTTCACAGGCTGGGCTGCATACAACGCAGTCACAGAGTATGTGAACTACTACCGTTCTTCCAAAGGTGGCCAAGGCAACCGCTTTGAAAGCGCGTTGTTCGGCAGTGGCTCAAACCTTGTACGCAAGGCTGAGACTACGCTGAACGATATGCTTCTGGCTGCTTAATGAAGGCCATAGGAAAGGGAGCCCTGCTTGCAGTGGGGCTCTCTCTTCTATCTGGCTGCACAACTCTTAGAACCAAAAGATATGATCCCTCTTGTGGATGCATGACCTACTGGGAGAGACGCACCCTAGATAGAATGTTGGATAACGCGGAGTTTGAAAGGCGTAATAAGAAAACAGACGGGCTAACCAGAACTATAAAAAGACTTACCCGTAAAGAATATAAACGCCCTATCAAATTCTATAAATGTCCTTCTAAAAAGAAGAAGGTAAAACCAAAAAAGAAATACTACAAAAAGAAAACACGTAGACTTTTCAGGAGAGCACAATGACAAAGAAAAAAGATACGCCAGAACCAAAAGACATTTTCTCATGCGAAGGTAAATTAATAGCCAAAGGTTACGACTATCCAGGCCATAACCCCTGCCCCCCTGGGATGGAACGCATTCCAAAACATGGGCACCACAACCCTTGTTACATTTGCAATCGGCATGTGAAGTTCAACAACCATTGGACCATCGAAGTGTGTGATGGGGGGTGTAGCGTGGTGTCACAGTCTCATGAGGAACTAACGGACACAGAGCATGGTGGTTACATGGGATGTTACCCGGTTGGGCCAGAGTGCTCAAAGCTCTTTCCTAAAGATGCTTTGTTTCGTTCAAATAGTCCTGACGAAAACGGTAATTGGCTTCAGAAGGATGGCACCATTAGAAAGGTATGGTCATGAGCAGTATTGATAAAGAAGAAACTAGAAAACAAAAGGAATCATAGGAGAACACAATGACATTCGTATTACAGTTTGAGAGAGGTCAAGAATACATCACAGAGTTTGAAGCCGACGAGAACGGTCGCATTTGGTTTGACCAGAGCGCCCTTGAAGATCTTGTCTGGCATTTTAACTGTGGCCTAGATTCTAGCGCAATGCGACTAGCGACACTGGAGGTTGTACTCCCACCAGGGGTCGAGAGCAAACGCACTTGCTGCTAAGGAGAACACAATGGAAGTAGAGGTGTATCGTAACCTGAGAAGAGGTAAAGGTAAGAACAATTACTTCTGGTCAATTAGGCACAAAAGAAAGGTGATTAATAAACATGCACGTACTCCGAACCTTGTATTGGATTTGGTTAATTCTAAAATCAATTCCAAAACTCTTGAAAGGATTAAAGAAACTGGCAAGAAAACCCCGGCGGTATTCTTAGTCGGTGAGTACACCGAAACTTTTATTGAGGTACCTCCATCTGATGCGGAGAAGATTACCTTTAACCCTATGTTTCATAACACTTTTATATGGGCTAAGGACAATACGAAAGTAACTGGACCTCTTGACAGGGTTTGGTTTACTAAGGATGGCGTCTTTTCAATAAGGGGGAGTGATGGAAGGGCAAGTGATCAGACTAATAAACCGCATCAAAGAATTCAATAAAGATTCTAGCGTAGACACAACGCAAGCAACTCTTCTTATAAGTGATTGCGAGAATGCTCTACATAGAATTCTTAAACATCTTAAAAAGGAAAACAAAGATGGCGATATACAAGTATGAGATCCCATATCAGATGATGCTCCTGCATTATCTAACTGGTAAGACAGCATCTCTACAATACATTGAGGTAACACTAAGTTCTCAGTGTATTAGTAAGGCTAGTGATGGTGCGATTGCAGGGATTCTTAAAGGTCCGTTCTTTGCACAACAAGCAATGCAACCTGTTACAACAATCTATGTAGATGCTAAGACAGCAAAGCAGTGTGTTAAAAAGAAACAGAATCTTTGCTTTGAGTTTAATACAGCTGGAGAATCTTATCTTTATAACCAAGAAGAACATATAGATTTTATAGAAAATCATGAAGAAGCAGAGCTAGTTAACTACGATGATATCTTTCCAGAGAATGAAGGTATCAGAAGCTTTGCAAAGTTCCCTCTGTTTGCTGTAAACAAAATGACATCGGTACTCAAAGGGTTGAATGAACAACACATTAACTTTTCCTTCTACGAAGAAGGAGATCCCGCTGTGTCCGAGTACAACAACGGAAGTTTCCAGACATCATTTGTAATGGCAATGGCTTAATAAGTTTGACCATTCGATGTTACTTAGTTTATAACTGATAGGTAAACCTATCATTACCAGGAGATTTATTTATGAAGAAGACAGAAGCAGCATCAGCAGCACGAGCATTGGACAAAGTTATTGAGATTTGTGGGAGCCAGTCAGCATTGGCTCGCAAGCTACAGCTGCAACAACCGTCCATTAACAGCTGGAAACTTCGGGGGAAGATCCCAGCTGAAAAGTGTTTGTTGATTGAGAAGATTGTTGGGGGCGTAGTTACAAGATATGAAATGCGACCGGACATCTTCGGCAAAGCCGTATGAGCTTAAGCGATGAGTACATAGGGGCTTATGCGCTTTTACTGTTATTCATTCTTTGCACCGGTTTAATAGATAAGAAGGATGACGGAGGGGGTCATGCTGAATTTGGCAAAGTCAGAAAGCGTTCGCGGCGTCGTAGAAGAAACAGTAGATATAATTCTGCGTGGGGGAGCCGACGACAAGGAAGATCTGGAGAACCACAAGAAGAAAATAATAAGAATGATGGAGGACTTCTTTCAACTATCAATAGAAGCACTCGTTAACTTTGACACAGATAAGTGTATGGAAAACACAAACGACTGTGACCTGTTGATGTTGTGCCTTAGATTGGTTGAAGGTGTTGAAGCTTGGAAAGATGATACACCATCCCTGTCCATCATTCATGATGTACTTGATTCAAGTGATAAAGATGAGAAGGAGTCTTTGAGATTTGTTGATTTAGATTTTGAGTAGGAGAACACATGGATTATTTAGCAGAGTTATTTTTTATGGGCGTTGATTATGTGTGGACAGCTATCAAGTATGTACTGTGCATAATTATATTTTGGGAATTTTTTCTAGCAAAAATTCTAGGCATTTCAGTTTGGACAATTATGGGTGTACGTTTTGGCTCAAACTGGGCATTGAAAAACTTTTCACCGAAACATGCTCCAGTTAGAAACAAGGCCCGTAAAAATAAAAGAGATAACCAAGATTTATTTTATGAAGATGCATAAAGGAAAACACAATGCAGTTATACGAGTATCAAAAGAAAGGTGTCTCATTCCTAAAGAGTAAGCAACGTGCCTTACTCTTCGATGACATGGGACTTGGTAAAACTGTTCAGGCTATTAAAGCAGCAGATTATAACCATCCAATACTAATAGTGTGTCCCGCTTTCTTGCGGTTTAACTGGGAGTCCGAACTAAAGTTGTGGGGATACCCTCACCCTGTTTCGATTATTAAGAAGAAGAAAGACTTCAGATTTCCTGTTGGAAAAGAAGCTGTGATTCTTTCATACTCTATGCTCCCACTTGCATCTGATTTAAATAAACTGTTAGCTGAAGCTTATACCGACGTTGACTCAGATAAGAAAAAGATAACTCTAATTGCAGATGAAGCTCACGCAGTAAAGAACTACAAAGCAAAGAGAACTAAGAAGTTCAGATCTGTAGCGCATCGTGTCATCAGCTTGGATGGTGTTGTCTGGGCAATGACAGGTACACCTTTGATGAATAAACCCAATGAACTGTGGGGTCTTTTAAAATCAATTGATTTAAACAAAAAATCTTACAGAACCTGGGAAAACTTCGTCAGACTTTTCAGGGGTTACAAGAACCAGTGGAATGGTTGGGACTGGGGAACTCCTCACCCGTCAGCAGCTGAAGGTTTGAAGCGTGTTGCGTTAGGTAGGAGAAAGAGGGATGTACTGCCCGACCTACCTGGGAAAACCAGAGGGGTGGTTGAAGTGGACATCAGTAAACCTGTCATGAAGATGTGTGATAATATACTGGATGAATTAAAAGAACACGGTATCGATCCTAATGATCTTGCAACTTCTCAGTTAATACAAAAACTGAAGATTGAATTTGAAAGCATTGCAAAGATTCGTGAAGCAGTAGCCAGGGGGAAGATACCAGCAATGTTAGATTGGCTCGGAGCGTTTGAAGAACTAGAACTTCCATTAGTTGTATTCGGTCAACACCGTGCAGCTATTGACGCCATCGAGTCAAGAGAAGGGTGGCGTACTATCACCGGTAGCACACCTGCCAGTAAGAGAAATGAATATATTAAACAGTTTCAGAATGGGGAGTTGAAGGGCATTGCTGGTACGATTGGGGCGATGGGAACAGGCGTAACTTTAACGAAGGCAAGTCATATGCTCTTCGTAGACTTGTCATGGGTTCCTGGCGATAATCTCCAAGCAGAAGATAGGATTTGCAGAATCGGACAGAAGTTCCCCTGCAACTACTACATCCTAACTGCCAAGCATCCTATGGATAAGTTAGTGACGAACGCTTTGATGTCAAAGATGTCGATCATTAATAACTCCGTAGGTCTAGCTTATGCCTAACAGCTATTGACAGCACTAATTAATGTTGATAGGGGGATATCATGGATTTCTCAATTGTCGAAGAGTACACAAGCAAGGGTCTTTATGTCATTCCAGTTGAGCGTTTGGGCAAGCGTCCAATACATAACAACTGGACACAGAGTACAAACCAGTGGGACACCGTAGACTTTCAGGAAAAGAACATTGGTTTGATCACAGGCAAGAGGTCTAACCTTGTGGTTCTCGACATTGACCAGAGGGGTGATTTGTCAGCGGAGGATAAGTACCAAAAAGTCATAGCACTATATCCTACCGACTTGGTGAGTCGCACTGGAAGTGGGGGCTATCATTTATTCTATCGGTACCCGACCGGGGTTTCTAGGGTACCAAACAAAGTTGGAGTTGATGGAATAGATGTTAGGGGTGATGGAGGGATGGTCGTGGTGCCTCCCTCTGTCACTCAGCGGGGAGATTACCAGTGGGTTAAACAAGGTAAGCCTGGGAATTTCCCACTGGCTTTTATGAATACCCCTGAGAAGAAAAAAGAAGAGAGGTTAAAAAGCAAAGACCCTGACTGGGTTATGAAAGCTTTGCAAGGTGTATCCAAGGGCGGGCGCAATGACATCTGTGCTAGACTAGCTGGATACTTTATTGCCAAGGGTTTAACTGAGCGTGTGGTTCTTTCAATCTTACAGGATTGGAATAGAAAGAATAACCCACCACTTCCAAACTCTGAGCTTCGTGTAACAGTAGATTCAATTAAACGTAGTGATACACGTAACGTTCAAGAAGAGAAGTTTCATAAAGACATTGAGAAACCAAAGAACAAACTTAAGTTTGGACTGATGGGCTTCAATGACTACATGACCATGTTCGGAGACAACACAGTTAAGTGGACTGTTAAAGACTGGCTACCTGAAAGCACGATCGCTTTTGTAGTAAGCCCACCCGGTTCATATAAGACTTGGTTGCTCATGGACCTAGCAGTGTCAGTGGCATCTGGTATGCCATTCTTAAATCAGATACCTGTTGAGAAGAAGGGTCCAGTTATCATTGTGCAACAAGAAGACCACCACCCTCAAACAGTAGAACGTTTAGCAGTAATCGCTTCATCCCGTTTGAACTTGGTACAACCATCTTGCAAGAATGATATGTTCAAATTGAATATGCCTCCAGATCTTCCCATCTATGTGCATATCGAAAGACAACTTAGATTTGATGACCCTTCAAGTACAGCTGCCTTGGCAGAAGTATGCGAAGAGATTAAGCCAGCGTTGGTATTGATTGACCCGTTGTATTCAACTGTATCCACGGATGACTACATGGCCAGTGCAGCTGAACAAATGATGTTCATGAAAGATATCCGAGATAAACACGGAACTACTTTTGTTCTAGCACACCATAGAAAAAAAGGTGGTGACTTACACCGAGAGGGATTGTGGGGCTCACAGTTTCTTAACGCCTTCCTTGAAACAGGTTGGCAAATAACTCCTATTGATAACTTCAATGTTAAGATGAAGAGACACTTTAAATCATCTAAGAACCCTGAAGAAATTGAACTAGGTTTTAATATTGATACAAAGGCTCCGAGCTATCAGGTTGAATTACGAGACTCTGATAAATCAGATGGCGACGATCTTTTAATTAAGTTCTTCGAGGAGGGTCCAAAGACTATTCCTGAAGTAGAAACTTTCTTAAGAGCAGATAGGTCTACAGCCAGTCGTAAGATCAAGAAGCTACTTGATAACGGACACATTCACGAAGTTGAAAAGAAGGGTAAGTTCAAACGCTTCGCGATCAAACACAAATTTTCATACTAGGAAACACACATGACAAAATTTAGTTTTTCTCAAATCAGTACATGGGGCAAGTGTAACTACCAGTGGCACTTGAAATATGTAGAGGGGCTCATGTCTCCTCCCACACCAGCAATGTCTTACGGTAAGCTTGGCCATAAGATGATTGAAAACATCTTACGTGGCGAAGACATCCATCACGAGATTGTCATAGGTGAAGGGGAGTTCGACACTGGCGAGATAGATGAAGTGCAGCAACTCATCGAAGATGCAACTGCATCTGTTAGGATGTTTGAAGCATCTTTACCATTGTCAGACTGGGAGACAGTTGAACTAGACGGGGTACCGTTGATTGAGTTCCCTGTTGAAGTACCTCTTGATGATGGCGATTCATACATCGGTTACATCGACTGGGTTGCTCGTCACAAACCAAGTGGGCAGGTATGGCTTTGGGATTTTAAATTCAGAAAGTCTTTCCAAGCTGACTGGGTTGAAGAGATAGACCTCCAGAAACCTGTTTATATGAAGCATGTTATTGACCTTGGCATAGATCCAATAGGTACCATCTGTGGCCAAATCAAAAGCACTGCACCTAAGAAACCAGCAATGACTAAGAAGGGTACACTTTCCAAGGCTAAGGTTACTACAACTTGGGAAATATACCGGGACGCCGTTATCGAAAACGGGTTGGATATTGCTGACTATGAAGACATGAAAGACAAGTTAAAGGACATAGAGTTCATTAGATTGTCCCGTGCTTTCAGAACAGATGAAGAACTACAACGAACATGGGATACGGTTTTCATTAGAAGCGTTAAGCAAATTAAAACCCAATCATCATTGTTTGAACCACCGCCGAGATCGATCGGCTTTATGAACTGCAACTTCTGCCAGTTCAGAGACATTTGTATTGAAGACTTGAAGGGTCGAGATACCGAAGATTTGAAAAACCAATTTCAGAGGAGAGAAGACTATGCCGCCTAAGAAACTTAACCAAGCTGAACTATATGTGAATCTGGAGTTACACGGTAAACCAGGGGCAGGTAAGACTTCGCTTGCTGGTACCCTGCAAAAACTAGCGCACATGAAAGATGTGCTCTTTATTGACGTGGAGGGTGGACTTCAATCGGTGTGTCACATCGATGGGATTCTATATGAAACCGTTGGTAAAGATGATGATGGAAAACCTAATCACAAAACATGCGAAGACCTAGAGAGGATCTTCTGGTCTGTCGTAAACAAAGAGAAAGGTTATGAGACTGTTCGTACAGTTGTTCTGGATTCAGGTACTGAGTTCCAAACAGCTGACCTAGCTGACATCGTATATGCTGAAGTAAACAACCCATCCAAGAAAAGCAGAACATCTTTGGATGATCTTACTCAGCGTGACTACGGTATCAACTCCACCAGGATGAAAAGAATCTTTCGCATGTTCCGAGATGCGAATGTCAACTTCATCGTGACAGCACTGTCAAAGGAAATCACTAATGACGATGGGAAGATTATTGAAATCCTTCCATACTTCACACCCAAGGTTGGCGAAGCTCTGATGGGTTACGTCGATTATGTCTGGTATCTCTACGTGGACAACACAGGTAAGCGTAAACTTCTAACGCAACCTAAAGGCCCATTCAGAGCTAAGACTAGAGGGTTCGCGTTTGCAGAAAAGCTAGGTGCACAGGTTGAGGATCCTGACCTTAGCGAGATCTTTAAATTAACCGGGGCGAGTTCCAAAAAGAAATAGAGGAATGAGCACCAGAAAGGTGAGAGTGCTCAATCCCCTAAAAGGAAAACACTCTCCCATAATACTTAACTTAACTTTTTTTAACAAGGGAGATTCACATGAATCCAGAAGATATGGACCAAGATTTTGTTGTAGACCTGACTGAGCAGGAGCCTGCAAAGAAACCACAATCAAATGACCCTAAGCGGTTCTGCATTCCAGATGGCGATTACGTCGTTAGTGTAGTTGATGTAAACAAAGAAACTTCTAAAGCAGGCAATCCTATGTTTGTCTGGGATATGGAAGTTGCAGAGGGCGACCATCAAGGTCACTCGATGCGAGTCTTTACGGCTCTTACACCTGCTGCGCTCTGGAAGCTCAGTGAAACCGTTGAGGCTCTTGGCCTTGGGGAAGCAGGCCAATCGGTCAAGTTCTCCAAGGAGAAGGCACTTGGTCGTCGCTGTGTCGCTGCTGTTCTAGCAGAGGAGTACAACGAGAAGTGGAACTCTAAGATTGATCGGCTAGCACCACACCCCGAAGGGCCGATATCAGATGACGTACCATTCTGAGAAAGTCTAAATAATTAATACCGGGGGAATAGAATGATTGTCACTACTGAGAACTTTAATTCAACTATTAACAGTTTATCTAAAAGAGATTTGTTGTTTGTAGATCTTGAAACCACCGGGCTAGAGCCGTTTCTCGGTGACAAGATTTGCGGCATCGCAGTTCTTGCTGGTGATGAATCATTCTATTACCCCTTTAGGCATATCGTAGGGGGGAACCTCCCCCTCGATTACCTGGGTAAACTTGCACCTTACCTGTCAGATCCTTCTAAAACCTATGTAGGTCACAACTATAAATTCGACCTGAAGTTTCTGCACAGGGAAGGTGTACCCTTACCATCCAAAATACTGGACACGTTAGTAGCTGCCCATCTGCTTGACGAAGATAGCAAAAACCTAAAACTCAAAAGCCTTGGTGCTAAATTCTTTGGTAAAGCAGCAGCAGAAGCAGAGTCCGTCCTTGAAGATAAGCTGAATCTTTTCGGATACGGTAAAGGGGATATGTATAGGCTCCCCGCTACCGACGTTGCGCCATACGCAGAGCAAGATGTTATCCTCACCGCAAAACTTCTTAAGCGGTTTGAGGACATGCTTAAACAAGAAAACACATACGAACTTTTTAAAGAGGTGTCTGAGTTTGAACTTCTAATAACTCAGATGGAACTATATGGAATTAAGTTAGATGTTGATAAAGTTAAATCAAATCTAAGAGAAGCTACTAGCCAGATAAACAAAGTAGGGTTTAAGATTAGGGATATGAGAGGCTACGCCATCAACCCTGGTTCCCCTATTCAGGTTCAGAAGTGGTTAGGTATTCCCGACTCGACCAGTCGAACTCTTGAAAGATTAAATAGAGATGAAGCTAAAGCTGTATTAGAATACAGAGCTTGGTCTAAAGTTAAGAATACATACTACTCCCCATTCCTTAAGCGAATGGATAAGGAACATTGTATTCATCCAACCTTCCGCATGACAGGTACTGTCTCAGGCAGATTGTCATGCTCCAAACCAAACCTTCACGCGGTCCCGCGTAAATCAGAAATCTACAAAGTTAAAGATTGTATAATAGCCAGGGAAGGATTCGTCCTGGCAGAAATAGATTATAGCCAAGCTGAGATTCGAGTGGGCTCTCACTATGCCCGTGAGAATAAGATGCTTGATATGATTAGGGCAGGTGTGGACATCCACACTGCAACAGCCAAAGAGGTTGGTATCGATCGCTTCATCGCGAAGACTCTAAACTTCAGCATCATCTACGGGATTGGGGCTACTGCCTTGGCAGAAAACCTCAACATCTCTGAAGCTGATGCACGTAAATACTTGAACAAGTATAACAAACAATTCCCTGGCTTCCGTAAGCTTCTCTACGATGCACAAAATGTGGCTAAGAACCGTGGTTACATTACAATGTATTCGGGGCGTAGACGGCATTTTACGGGGTATGAACCACCATACCACAAAGCCATCTCCTACTTGGTGCAGGGATCTGCATCGGAAATGCTCCGCTCCTCCATGTGTCGCATATGGAATGAGATGGACAGAGACGTAGTTAGAATGGTTCTAACTGTTCATGATTCAATACTCTTCGAGATCAAGAAGGGTTATCAGGATGAAGTCATCCCAGAAATTCTCAGGATAATGAATAATCAACCTTGGTGCTCATCACCTATCAAGAGTGATGCAGACGTTGGGGAGTCCTGGGGAACAATGAAAGCATATTAATATAGATAACCCTGGAGGGGGGAATGACTACGGAGAGGACCGAGACATCGTACTGTCAAAACTGCATTTGTATAACTAAAAACTTATCACTTGAAACAATACATGGTAGGGATTATTGGCTTTGTGAAAAATGTAAAAACCCATTGCCTAAAGAAGCGTACACTTTGAGGCTTTTAAAGAGTTGGGGGGATACAGCATATGAGAAAAAGGGAACCAGGAACAGTTAGGGGGTCACATGAGATACACTGTTATGGAGCAAGACTTAGAAATTGTTAAGGATTTATTATCAGGTTTAGATACAGACATTAAACACATAGCCGATATAGCCTCATCTTACAAAGGTCAGGAACTTATCGAAGATAAAAGAGTAGACCAATTAGGTAGCATGACTGCTACTGAATTTTATAACTGTTACACACAAGTTATTAAAGATTTGAAATCAATTAAGAGGGCGCTTAAACCTCTTGAACGGAGACTAGTTGCAGCGAAAGGAGAAAGTAAATCTATCTACACAATCTTCGATTGGTTTGTTCTTAAACCTTTGTGGGTTAAGTGTGGGTTACTTTAAACATGGGTAAATATCAAAGAGAGAAAGGTGCTCGCTTTGAAAGGGAGATCGCAAATGTTCTTAAGCAGGTGTTTGGACCAAAGACAATTAGAAGTTCAGGCCAATGCTTTTCTGGTGACACCAGGGCAGATGTTGATTGTCCCAAGATTTGGGTAGAGTGCAAGGTCGGTAAACGACCGAACATCAAAGCCGCACTTGAGCAAGCAGAAGAAGCAAGCTCAACCAATGGCTCTGATAAGAAGTGTGTAGCGATTTGCAAATGGGATAGAGAACCAGCAACAGCTACAATGAGACTAACGGATTTTGTTGAAATCCTTAAACTAGCTTATGGAGAATATGATGGCAGTAAGTAAGACACCGCGAAAAACTATGAGAGATGAATTTGCTTTGGCAATTGTTCAAGGACTCGTAGCAGGTGAATCAAGAATGAGATTTGATAAGGCTGAAAAGTTAGCGGCGCAAGCTTATGAAATGGCAGACGCTATGGTTCAAGCCAGGACTCAAAAGCTTAAAGAATCCAAATGATATTAGCCCCGTCTTCGGACGGGGCACTGTCAATATTTTGACACTTGGGAAAACACAACCGGGGAATAATAATGAAGAACAAATCAATATTCTATTTTATCAGTGTACTGGCAGTCATCTTAAAGTGTTGGCTAACTATCAGATTTTGTTGGGCTTTAGATGGTAACAATATTGAAGCAACGGTTCTTGGACTTATCAATGACCTAGCCCAGCTTGGCTTTGGGTTGCTGGCTATCTATTACATGGGCGCTAAACGAGTGGGGCTGTTTGCCATAGCAGGTGCCTGTACATTCGTATCAATGATGGCAAGCCTTGGGTTCTTTGTTGAATCAGACAGGGCTTCTCAAGCCAAGGCTATTGAACGGACTGAGGTTTACCAGCAACTTCAGTCTAAGAGAGACAGGCTTATACAGATGAACGTTGCTGATATGCAGGTAGCAGAACGTTATGAGAGTTATGAAAGGATCACAGCAGCTAAGAATCTTAGGGCTGATGTTCTGAAGAGAGAAAACCAGCTTAGTCAAATCGCAGTAGATCTAGATTTGCTTGAGAGGAACCCGCCCGAAGAGATGGGTTCCCCTATGTTCGCTGGCCTTGCCAGAGTTACAGGCGTGTCGTCCAATAAGATACGATTGTTTGCCTATGTATATCTCTCAATCTTACTTGAGATTATAGCCTTGGTAAGTTTGTCGGTGTGTACCAAGAGTAGTGTTTCACGGGAAACACGCAGCACTCACCTGTTA